GTTAAAGGAGTAGATTTCTTTTTAGGATTCTTCTTATCCCAAAATGCTTTCTTCATTTCTTAGCCTTGTTTCTCTTAGATATAGCAGCAGCCTTTGCCTTTGCATCAGCCTTAGAACTTGCTCCCCATGCATTAAGCGATAGGAGTAATCTTGTTGGCGAGCCATCAGGCTTGCGTTCTGGTCCTGGCATTCCACCCATACGGGCTAGAAAAGATGCCCTACGTGGGTTGTCTCCAGCCTTTACAGGGGCTTTCAGAGTGCCACCCTTATAAGATGCTCTGCCTTTAGCATTAAGCCCACCAGCGGGGTTCTTGCCTTCTTTACGTGTCCAGGCTGCTGTCATTATTTTTCCTTAACCATACTTGTGAGTTTGATAATAAAACTTCTGATTCGTCTTTAACTGCCCCTACAAAGGTATCTATTGACCAGCCTGGCTGGAACTCAAGACCTCTAGGGTCTTCCCATAAATAGTCATCAAATGCCATAATCCCGCCTGGTTTGAGTAATCTCCAAGCAAGCACGGCATCTTGTAGTACGCCTTCTGCTGTGTGGTCTCCATCAATATAGATAAAGTCAAAGGTAGGTTCTTCAATAGAACGAAGAAACTCTTTGCTATCCATTTTGTACTTAATTACATTAGGACGAAAAGCAATCCGTGAATCGTATACACGTTCAACGTCTAGCCAGTTCATGTCCTTATGCTCTTCTTCATCTGAGCCAGTCCAAATATCTACATCTTCTAGCACAGAGTTCTTTGTAACAAGTACGTTATCTACCATCCATACAGATGCATCGCCTGTAAAGGCGCCAATCTGTAAGAACCTTAAACCAAACTTACCAGCAAGAGGCAGTAGTTGTGACTCAAAGTTTTCTTTTGCAGTCATCTCAAACCAGTTAGGGTATTTAGTCTGCATAACCCTTACCTCTACCAAAAGCATCATAGTAGTTCTCGTCCATATTAAATCGCTTCATATGTCCTACAGTTGCAGCGGTATCACACCACAGAGGAATCTCTGCTTTGTTAACTACTGCAAAGAAGTAGATGTCTTCACCAGTAAACTGCTTGTTAGCACCCACTTCTGTAAAGAACGGAACTCCTGGTAATGCTTCTTTGATTCTTGTTATTACACTGCGATGCATTAGACAAAAGCCCATACCTGCAGCACTTACTTTAATAAAAGCATTCTTTGGTAGTGGGTCTAATCTTCTAATCCCAATACCAAACTCTGCCTCAGCAAACTCATAAACAGTTGCTAACGGTTTCATTAATGGTTGCTCTGGTTCATTACTTGTAAAGTAAACACCAGTAAGCAATGGTATATCTACGGCATCTCTGCGATTCCAGAGTTTAAGGAACTTCTCTGGAGTAATCATAATGTCTGAGTCAAGCCAGAGTAGCCAATCAGATTTATTATTGTCATACCAGCGATTGACTAACATCTCTCGCTGTTGTGCTATCTGATTACCGTGTGCTCTTAATGAGCCACAGAACTCAACGCCTGAGTTTATAAGGGTATCTACAACACCCTCCATAAACTTTCCATCTACCATACCATTGTCGCACCAAGCGACTGCTAAAGTTTCTTTCTTTTGTTTAGCCATTGTCCCCTACCTTTATTACTTGTCGTATCGTTCTGGATTCTTAAGATATTTAGCCTTTTGTGCAGGTGTCATTTTAAATGGATTAATTACATCTGGCATTATTACTATCTTCTTTTTAGGAGGAGCCTTTTTTGTAATAGGCTTCTTCTTCATAGTTGCCATTACTTCTTTTTACCCATTTTCTTCATGGCTGTCTTCTTAGTAGCCATCTTCTTCATGCCCATCTTAGTTTCCATTTTCTTTTCAGACTTAGATTCCATCTTCTCGCCAGCCTTGTAGGCTGCCTTCTTTGCTGCTGACTTGCCTGCTGCTGTGTAAGGGAATTTCATTTTTCCGACCATTGGCATTATTGTATTCCTGCTTCCTTGAGTTCTCGCATTACTGTGGCTGTTGGTTTGTCTATCTTTCTTGCTTGTACCATTGTACCTCCGTCATACGCTGCTCCTAATTTTTCAGATGCATCGTGTGCCGCTTCTATCTGTTTTCTTTTTGTACCATTAGGTTGGATACCCTGTGCTCTAGCACTACGATATGCTTCGAGTTCAGAGTTCCACTTCTTTTGTGTGGTACCACTTGCGATTACATCGCCCCTAGCGTCACCTGCATTTAATTGTAAGCCTCTAGCCTTGCAGCCAAAACATTCACAATTTTCTTTACAAGGTTCTTTGGCTATAGTCAATTCATTCATATCATATAATGGTTCAGGTGATGTTACATCACACTTAGTACAACCCCATAGTAAAACTGTAGAATGCATCTGTCCATCTATTAAATTATATCCATCTTTAACAACTTTACTAACATGGTTGCAATCCATTTTGTCCCTACTCTGTTGTGAAGTTAGCCGAAGTCACAATGCCATCGGCAATCATTGCCGTTCTAATAGCATCGCTAATTCCAGTATGTTGGCATCCACCCATGTAGTAAGCAGTGTAAGTTGCTAACTCATCTTCGGTTGGATACTGTATAAGGGAGTAAACACCACTACTAAGAATGATAGTCAAACTTTTTGTACGTTGTTTAAAGTGTGTAAACAAACGTTGCACACCAATATGACCTTGCTCAATAGTTGGTGTTACAAGTGTGTATGTTGCCATTGTTCTCCTTAATGAACTTACCAAAAGGCAGGGTTTCCCCTGCCCTTCAGTCAATCAATTATGCGACTGATGAACCGTTAAGAATACGATACAAGGCTGCTTCGCGGTAACGCTTGAAGCCTAGAACGCCGTACCAACCCATTGGGCGGAAACGCATTAACTGGTCAATAACTGGACCGATAACAACATGTGGCTCTTCAGCAACGGCTTCAGCCAATGCTTCCTTACCACAAAGAATTGTGCGGTATACCTTGGCACTTGAAGCACCGTCAGTATCATTGAACATACGAGCAGACTCTACGAAGTAGGCTCCTTCATATGAACCAATTTCTCCAGCCCAAATGTTGTCATTTGAGTTGTACTCGTGAGGCAAACGCCATCCACCAGCACCAGTCTCAGCACGAAGGTCGTGTGAGATTTCTGGGTGAATACCACACCAGTACATTGAACCCTTGCGAGGTACTGATAAACCAGAACGTAACTTAGCAACAGCCTTACGGATGTTAGCAGAAGTGATTGTATCTGTAGCAGCAATTGTTACTGTGTTAGTACGTGTGCCACCATAGATGACGTTAGTACCACCACGAAGTTCAGTCTGTGCAACTGTATCAATTGAACCTGCAAGGTTGAAAGCGATGATGTTAGCAATTGCTGGGTCTACATCAGCAAGGCTGAATAGTTCCAAAGCACGTGTAACAAGGACAGAGTTACCATACTCAGCAAGAGTAATAGTAACTGATGTTGGAGCAGCAATCTGTACTGAGTCACGCTCAGTTGATTCTGTTAGAGCAGTTGTCTGTTCAGACAGGTCTGCGTATAGTTGTAGGACTACGGTTGAGCCAGGGTTTGCTAACTTAGTGGGCTTCTTATCTGCGACACTACGAATTAGGGGTTCTGAACGCAACGCAAAGTCTAATAGTCGGTCATACGCCTTTTGGACGAGACCTGCACCACCAGCGGTACCAGCGAGATTGCCAGTAGAGGATGTATATGCATTAGCCATTGTTGTTCACCTCCTAGGTGAGTTGTGAAATTACTATGTAAATTATTGTTGAGAGTAGATTATTTGATTCAATTCTTCTGCGGATGCCGCATTATTAATTCGACTCAATAAATCTTCTGCTCGGTCAGGGGTCGAACCAAGTTGAGTAACTACATCTTGCTGCCGTAGGGCTGCTCGATTTAGTTCCTTCTCTTCGTTTACCTCTGGCTTGGTTAATCCAAACAAGTCTCCATTATCTTCAAGCCAGTTATTAACTGACTCTTCGGTAATATCATCCAAGTCTTTTAGGATTAATCGTTGTGCCTTTGGATTGACACCCTTCTGTTCTAGGACCTCTTTGACTGTACGCTCACGCTGCGACTTGGATAATCCCTCAAGTTGCTCAGTGAGTTCCTTAATACGCTTTTCATCGTTACGCTTGGCTTTCCGCAATTTTTTAAGTAAATCGCTTCCATCCATCTGTGTTTCGTTGTCGGTATCTTGGTCGTCTTCGTCTTCATCCCAGTAGTTGTTGCTCATAGCAACCCACCCTTCTATTCGTTGTAGTCGCAAGCCTCAGATTCTAGTCGGGGAACTAGGCTGGCTCTTGCTATCGGTCTAATACGCTGACGGGGCCGATAGGTCCGTTCAGGATTTTATTTGTTTAGATTAATCCAGCAGTTTTAGTCTGTGAAGATAATCTTCCAGCAGAACCGCCAAATGAACCGCGTTCCATAGATGCTAAACGAGTGCGCTTAGTTGTTGCGTCTTGATTGCCTTTAAATACTTCGGCTTCACCTTCAGCCTTTGTGTATTTAATCCCAGCCTCATTATAAATATCACTAAGTTTAGTAGCAGTTGGCAATATACCAGCAATTGTTGAGTAACCAGCCAGTGCTTCAGCCTTATCAATACCTAATCTAGCAAGTTCTTGCGCGGTGCCAAGACTTGTTTGACCAAGACCTTGTGTCATAGAGGCACCGCTAATTTCAGCAATAGTTACTTTCTCTTTTAACTGTACTGAACCTTCTTTAGGGTCAAGAAAGTATTTAATTAAATCAGTATCAGTAATGTCGTAAAATGCTTTAAGTGCTGCTCTTGTATTAGAATCTGAATTGGTAACTCGTGTTACAACAGTTGAAATACGTTCTTTAAATTCACTTGCTGATATGTCATTACCAATAACATCAGCCATTTTTTGTTGACGAGCAAGACGCGTAGTAGCATCAGTTGCTGTACCAAAATAATCACCCAAACCGTATGCTCTAAGAGTTTCGCTATAATCATTTTCTAACTCAAGATACGATGCTTCATCAATAACATTAAGACCTTTACTGACACGTAGTTCATTACCTTTGAATCTATCCTTGTATGCTTTTTCTGATTTAAGTTTTAACTTAGCCTGCTCTGGTCCAAGGTCATCTTCCATATAACCACGGATTACTGGTACTAAACTTTCAAGACCATACAATCTAAACGCTTCTTCAAGAAGAGCGTAAGCATCTTGTGTATCTTTATTAATTTCTTGTTTATAATTATCTGCAGCCAATTGTGCTGCCTGAGCAGAAGTTAATTCTTTAACAGCAGTTTCCATCAACCCTTGACCAAGTTCTAATTGCTGGCTAAGAGCCTCAGAAGATACTGGTTTAACTTTAGTGGTACCTTTTTTATAATCAATACGCCCACGAAGCATATCAAGACCTTTAATTTTTGCATTGAGTGCTGCGGCATTAGCCGCTGTTGCTCTTTCTTTAGCCGCTGCTGCAGCCGCTGCTACCTGTGCTTTAGTCTGTGCCATTATGCCATCAATCCGAATGACTTAAGGATGTCAGTAGCATAGTTAGCCGCTTCTTCTTTAGCATTCCTTGTTGTAGTCCATGCGGGATTCTTGCGAAGTTTTTTATTAAAGTCTGTCATTGTCATATTTCCAGCAAGACCATCTTGAATATCTTTATCAAATACATCAATTGAACCCATTGATAATTCAAGTACTTGCGCCTTGTTATAAATGTAATTGTTAGCCAAGTCTTGAATGCTTACTGTATCTGAAATCTTATCTGCTATAGCAGCATACTGTGGTTGTGCTTTGGCAATCTGTAAAATCTTAGCCTTGCTAGCATCTAAGTTCTGCCCTTTTTTAAAGTTACTAGCAACATAACCCATAGCCTGTTCTTTACTAAGGACAACACCATACTGTTTTGCATATGAAAGAACGCTGTCTACATCCTCTGAGGCTTTGCCTCCAGCAGATAAAAGCGTACTAATATCACTACCTTGAATAGCCTTGCCAGCAACCTTGCCAAGAAGCAAGGTTTTATCAACAGCAGAAAGAAGTTCGCCAGTTGAGATACTACCAACTTGCTTACCTTCAGCATCATACTTAGTAGTAGTAGATGAAACGGCTTTCTTTTCTGCTTCACGAAGTAATTTATAGTAAGAATCTTCTTCTTCTTTTGTAGCATTTCTGCCAAGGTTTGCCATAAAGAACTGGTCAGCATCATCTGCAGCATCTTGACGTCTTGTGACAACCATGTCATATGATGTTCTACTTGATGGTTTACTTGGATTAAATCCAGTTGTTAGATAGTCAAGAAAGTTAACTGGCTTCTTTATTCCTTTGAGCGTATAGTTATCTGCTGCCTCAATTGAAAATTTACGTACAGCGTAAAGAAGACCTGTATTAAAATCATCACCAGATACGTCACGAGTTTTATATGTTTCAGGACTAATTAAACCATTAGATAGAAGTTTATCAAATAAAGCATCTGTACCACCAGGTATTCTTGCTGAATCAGTTAATATCTTTTTACGTATAGCATCATAGTCAGTGTTACTTGTAACATCTGTATCTTGAGAAGGCTTGCCACCTCTTGTGCCAGAACCAGATGTTGTTCCATATTCTGCAAGGCTAGGTCCTACGTAAATAAATACTTCGCCTTTTTCTGCATTTAAAACTTTTGCTTTACCATCTTGTGGGTCAATAGAAACACCAGTATTTGTTGCATTAAACAAAGAGTAGAAAGGGTCGCTTTCGTTTCTAGCAATTTCTGCTTGCGCTGCTGCTTCTTTTTGTTGTGCTACAGTTTGTTCTTCAGCCTTATCTGCTTCTTCTGGAGATGTATTAAGTTTATAAAACTTATCACCTCTCATGTACCCAATTAAATTACCAGTTGATTTATTAATAACTTGATTAACTACACCAAAAGGAATGCGCTTATCTATTCCAGGATTTATAACCTGTTGAATACGCGTATTATCTGGACGCTTTGCCATTGTTATCCTTTCGGTATTGCGACATATGTGTCACGAGAATAGTAATTAAGTATTGCTCTAAAGATTGCACGGTTGGCTTCCTTTAGCATTAAATCACCACTTGATAAATCAAGAATTAAAGATTCAATCTGTTCTTTACGGGAACGTTTTAATTGAGAGAAGTTTGTTGTTTCACGTGCTGTTCGGTCAAGTGATAGATTAATAAAGTCACGAACTTGGGAAGTTATATCTATCATTTTTGCACGTGTGCCTTGGGGTATATCTACATTAACATCAGCAAGTATCTGTTCCATACTTACAAGCATGCGTTCTTCTGATGCTATCTCATTACCACCAGCAGTTAATGCTGTTTCAAGTAACGGGTTAGAACCTTTAAGTGCAGCACGCTCATTAGTTGAGCGTTGGATAATAGCCCTACGTTCTGATATGCTAAATACTTCGCCAAGTAATTCTCTTTCAACACGACCAATATCATAGTAAGCCTGCTTGTCTTTTGATACAAGAATATCTGTATAGTATTGTTCTACATTTTTATCTTTAATAAACTCTGCTGCTTCTAACCATGCATAGGTTGCAGCATCAAACTCACCTACGTTAGGTCCAAAGATAAATGCTGCTTCACCATAAACATCAATCATTTTTTTATTAGCAATAGCCCAGGTTTTAAGTTCTTTAGTCTTTTGAATTACTGTATTAGTCTGTTTCTCATCACGGGCTACGGTATAAACTAACTTATTAGGATTCTTTCCAATAAATGTAGCCAGTGCTAATTCATATGGGTCTTGAACATCACCATTATATGTCTTCATTACACCGTTAACTAAATCATAGAACTCAGCACGCAAACCTGTAATTCCAACATTCTTTAAGTAGTCTGGAACGCCAATGCTTTCTTGCATAGATGGAGCAATAGGTGACAAGAATCCAAGAACACCACGCATTGCAATAATGTTGTGTGCAGAAATACGTATCTGCTTTAAGTATTCGTGCTTTTCTTGTTGAGTTGCACCAGGGTCTAAGTAGTTTCCTTGTGATGCATTATAAGCAATTGCTTGCATAGCAGCAGTTGCTTGCTGTCTATTCTTTTCATCTTTATTTAAAATAGACCAAGCCTTTTGTATTGAACCTGGCACAACGGCACGCATGATATCCATGCCTTCGCCAATACCACCAAGTGCTAGCGTATCTAACTCATCTGCTACTTGGTCACCAGCAGTACCAGGTAACTTACCTAAAATACTCTGCATTCCAAGAACACCAAGTGCTGCGATAGGTCCACTAAGTGTAGGCAGACCAGCATCAGGGCTAAATGATGGGTTACCTAACTTTAATTTTAAAGTAAAGTCATTAAAGATAGGCTGTTGGAAAGCACCATTGCCAGTTAATGTACGCACTGTACCATCAACCGTCTTAAATATAACATTGTCCATAGGCATCATTACATATGGGTCACCTTGTGTATCTCTGTGGATAAATCCAGCAGAGTCAAGACCTAGATGCATTAAGCGAATACGATATGCAGCACGCAATGGAACATCACGCATACGATAAATACGGCGATGGAAGTCTTCGGTAGCACGATAGAAACGGCTTACGTTACGTTGAGCAAGAGCAAAGTTGGAACGTATAGATGGGTTATCAGCAAACTTAAGTACACTATCTGCAGCCTGCTGTGTAGCAATTTGCACATACTTACGTACTACAAGTTCGGTTGCATTCTCTGTAGCATCTTTAACTTTCCATGTACTTGGATTATCTCCTAAGTCTGCAATGGCCCGTTTAACTGCTTTTGCAGTTTCTTCTTTTTGAAGAACCATAAGGTTCTTACGGATGCGGACATAACCTAACATTACTGCTGGTTGTCTAAATGCTGCTGTAACCTGACGGTCCATTAACTCAAATGCTCGGTTGCCGTATTTAGATAGCACACTCTCTGCGTCATCGGTAAGACCTTCAATACTAAGTGAAGTAAATACTCTACCTTTAGGTTGAAATCCTTGTGTTAAATCTTCAAAATCATCAAAGGTAACACCCTTTGTAGATTTATGCCACTTATCTGCAATAGGAGATAGACTTTTAATTTCTTCTTCTACTAGTGCAGCATGACGAGACTTAACGGCATTTAATAAACCAGAATTAAATTTTGTAGCAGAGCCATGGAATGCTGAATACAAGTCAACAAGGATGCGGTCTACTTGGTCAATAACAATATCAATATCTGATATACCATCTTGCCTTAATTCGCTACTACGGGATGACATTTGAATAAATTCTCTAACAGACTTAGGGTCATCAATAGTATAAACAATCTTGCTGTTCATTACCTTAGCGCCGTCTTTACCAATTTCTTCAATTAGTTGTGTGTTACGGCGGATACCAATAGCAGCAAGGGCTTCTTCTTTAGCCTTGCGGAAATCATTAGCAGTTTCAAGTCCGTTGTTATTAAGAAAGTTAGTTGCTGGGTCAAACAATCGTTTGCCATCTTTACCATCAAGTGCTTTGGCATTTCCATAGAATCGTTTAATCCAGTTTTCAAAGTGAACAACAGTTATACCGCGTCCACCAAAAATTCTTGCATCTGCAAGTTCTTCTGTAGATACAACCTTGCCACCACGACCACTAACTGCATCAAGGTCCTTGAGCATTAAGTCATAATTGTTAGGGTCAATTAACTCTTCTACAATTTCACGTTCACGTTTTCCTGTAATGCTAGCAGCACCAGCCATAGAACGTGTAGCAGAGTTAAGAAGGTGAGCACTATGTGCTAATCCTTCTACAATTAAATCTGCTTCTAAATCATCGCCTCTTTTACGGAACGGCATAGACGCATCTTCTGCTGTGCCAAAAGCAACATCAATATTGCGAACCATATCTTCGCTAATTTGGTTATCTCTAGCAATTTGTGCTCGCTTTGAAGAGCGTTGAGCAAGTGTTAAAGTCTCAGATGTACGTGTGCCACCAAGCCACTTCTTTAATGATTGACGAAGTGGTTCTGCTGTTGTGCTACCAGTATAAGCAGTAGCCATTTTACCTAAACGATGTCCTCTTCTAAGGGCTAAATCAAAGACTTCACGTCCAGGTGCTGTAAGAAGGAACATAAAACCTTCATCAATAGCACTTCGGATACCCAAACGAGGGAATAAAGTAAGCACAGACCATGCGTTAACAAAATCATCAGCAATTTTTAACTGAGTTGCGCCACCCATGGCGCCAATAATGTTTTTCTTGCTTTTAATTTGTCCAGCCATTTGTGCAATTTGAATATAATCTAAAGAACCAATAGCACCAGCCTCTTGGAATGGATGAATAATTCCAGATGACTCATATACAAGCACATCATCTTGCAATTTAAGTCCTACTTTACCAATTTCATCAGCAAACGCAGGATTAACTTCTAGTTGAGAAACAATTGATAGACCTTCTTTGTCACCAAACTTAGACTTAAGGATTTCGTCCATAAGTTTTTTGCCTTCTGGGTGACCATCTAAACCAAAACGCTGCATAACACCAACATAAATGTTGCGCATAATAACAACTTGGTCATTTGCTTCAGAAGCAATAAACTTTTGGGTAACAAAGTCAGCCAAGTCACGTGGTAATACTTGACGTGCAACAGTACGGAAATTATCTGCAGTTTTGTATGCATCTTCTCCAAGAAGAATTACACCACCTTGAGGGCTGCGTGCAAAACGTTGTGCAAGTTTTTCTTTGCGTGACATCTTTTGATAAAAACTTTTAATGTCGCTAATATTCTCAGCCCAAAGGTCGCCTTCTTTACCAAGCGTGGTAAGAGTCTTAAAGACATCTTCACCTTCTGTTGCTATTTCTTGTGTTGTACGACCAGTATAGTTAAGTTCTTTATCAATCCAACGACCCATGCCTTCACCTAAACGGCGTTGACCACGAGCAGTAGCAACACCATTTCTGAAATACTGAATGCCATCTATACGTCCAGATAAAAACAATGGAACGTTTTCTACTTGTTCAAAGTATCCAAGTGCTGACTTAGCATCAACAATATCATTACGCTCAAGAAGTTTAATTGCTTCATCATTATTATAGGATGGAAAATTAGTTTTAATATCACGAATAATAGAAGAACGTGCTGCTGTATCTGGAGCATCTTTAAGACGTTTTACTTCTCCACCAAGATTGTCCCATAGTTTTACAACATCTGGTTCGGTAGCAAAAATTTGACGGACACCATCTGTACCATGCTTTTGCACAATAGCGGCTAGTTTGTCGCCCTTCTTGAGAATACTGCTTCCACCAAATGTAAGATAAGTTAGTGGGTCAATTGCTAACTGATAAATAAAATCAATTGCGCCTGATAGATTTTTAGTCTTACCATCAATATAATCTTGTTGCAGATTACCTTTAGTAGGCTTAGTATCAAACATACGAAGTATGTCTCGACCAGGTGAAACCTGTGAGTACTTAACGCCATCCATTACTTGTTTAAAAGTATCTGGATTATTGTATGCTTCTTGAAGTGCCTCAAGCATCTTCTGATTAACAGTCCCACCAGCAGCAACAATCTCTCCTGGTTTTAATCCAGATAGAAGTCCTTTTGCTACCGCTACTTTTTCTTCACCAAAGAATTTAATTGCTTCGTCTAATGCACCATTGTCATAAACGCGGCGACCATCCCATGCATCAGTAAATGTTTGCTTGTTAAATAAACCTTCACCTTGTGAAGCCTGACGAGCCATAAGATACGGAGTATTAATTACGCGTGTCCAGGCGGTAAGTCCTTTAAATAAACCAATCAATGGGCTCGCTAAACCTTTGCCTACTCCTTTAAGAACTCCAACAGCATTGTCAGTTAAAGTATCAGCATCTTTAGCATATTCGGCATCAGGATAAAGAAATTTAATTTTATCTTGTGCTTCTGACTCTAATTTAAAAAACTCTTTACGAGCATCAACAACTGGCATTTGCATAAAGTTTTTATTCTTTTGAACGCTCCAACTAAACTGTTCTAGTTGTGTTGTTTGTGCAGGGTCAAGGTCTCCTTGTTTTGCTGCAGAATAAAGATTAGGACTTATCTTGGCAACAACATGATTTACTTTGTAAGCCATTAGTATCCTTCATCAACTAATGCTCTGTAAATCATTTCAGTATCACCACTTGGGTCATACTTAATAAGTTGTTGTAATGTCTGTGTTAACGTATAAGTTTGATTTGGTCTATCAGCCATAACTTCTGAACCAGCACCAGGACCAATATTAACTCCAGTTGTTATAGGTTCTTGTGGTCTAGAGGTAGGAGCCATAAGTGGAGTCGGTTCTGACATTTGTACTGTTGGCTGGGGGTTAGCCCCACCAGCCATAGAAGCAGCAGTCTGTTGGTCATATGTTGCTTGTCCTTCTCCATAAGGAAGTCCTGAAATATATTTAGCAGGTTGTGTTGCTCCACCATCTGTGCGTTTTGATAACGCACCAGGACCTGATACAGGTGCTGGGTTGTTAGGTTGACGATAACCTCCACGTGCCATTATTCGTCCTCCCCTTCTTCAATGTGTCTTCTAATATCTTCAGGTGTTATATCTTGCATCCAGTCAGGATACGCTTGTTTTGCAGAAAGAATATACAAAGCATTATCTACAGTAAATCCTGCTCTGCGTAATGATTTATAGAACTCGTGTAATGCGATTGCATACTGGTCTAACTTTGAGTAATCATCGTCAGCAACTGTCTTAACCTTTGTGGTTCTCTTACGAGGTGTTGCCATGACTTACTCCTTAAATTACTTGCTCTCTAGTTGTCCGTACTGCGCTTCTTGCTTGTCCTTCACCACTTAGGCTGCTAAGTATTGTTTGCAAATCTGGTCTTCCTTGCGGTTGTGGCAAAGGAGAGCCTCCTGCTGGCGGACCTTCAGGAGCAGGGGACATTTGCTCAACCGAATTAGTTGGTGCACCAGCAGGAGGAACCTGTTGCTGCGGAGCAAAGGTTGCTTCTATTGCGTCCTCTAATGCTTGTCCCTTTTGACGAGCCTTTATTACCGCAGCAATCTTACGGACTACATCTGAAGCATCCTGACCTTGAGTAGCCATCTGTGGAATTGCTTGTGTGTATGCCGTAAGTGAACCAAGTAGCGCAGAACGCATGTCTTCAATTTCAATTTTTTCTAATTCTTGCGTTACGTTAACGGTAAATGGTAGTTCTCTCATAGCCATATCTCGGCTGATGAGTTTTCCTCCAAGTGCTTGAAGCATAAAGATAAGACCCTGTGCTGGGTTAAGACCAGCAAGCATGCCATAACGGACATCAGCAGAATAATCATTCTTAATGTCCTTGTTTGGTTTGTACGTAATTTCATAAGGTGAACCTGAATCTACTCCGCGAATTGTTTTTTCTTCTGGGTAAATCATTTCATCTACATTAAAGCAAAGACTAATAATGTCCCTAAGTGTTGCAGCAAAAATTGCTTGTGCAGATTTAACTTGCGTATCAAAGGCTCCCATAAGAGCCTGTACTCCCTGACCAGTAACAATAGAAGCATCTATGTTTCCAGTACGAGATTCAGGGTATCGTGTACCAACACGTAATTCTTGATTAAGAATACTCTGTTCAGTAAATGCACCTTGTGGAAGAGTAAGTTCTACACGGCGTACTCCTGCTGGGTTGGCTGTACGAATAACAGCATCTCCGCCAAGCATAAGTTCTTGAACATCTTGTGGTAGAACAATTGGTGCCTGTACTGATTTTTCTGCTGCTTCCATTGCAAGTAATGCAAATCGGTTGCGCAGTAATTGAATACCAAGTACGTCATCAAACTGTCCACGCATCTCACCATCAATAGATGGCTTACGCGCTACAACAACCATCATCTTACCAAGTGGATTAGCAGCCTGAGAAAGAACTAAATCATTTCTACGTGGTACGTAGATTATAGATTGGTCTTTATCGTAATAACGAATCATCTCAATTACTGCATTAAGGTCTTGCTTATATCCATCTGGTCCAAGTAATTCTCTATCATACTCTGGGAACTGAGATACCAGTTCACCAAGTGTCATAGAGTATCGCTTAGCAAATGCCACACAACGTCCATAGCGGTCAAACTCTGGGTAAGCCCCAATAG